ACACCTGGAGTTATCTGCGCAAGCATTATTTGCCCACCGAATACCACACTATCTTTAGTATTATTGATGGACACTCTCAGAAGTATCATACCGTCCCGTCTTTCGAAGACCTAAAGTATGAAATTCGTGATAGTGCTACTCGAGAAAAGATTCTCGCCATCGAAGCACTAGAGGTTGGAGCAGACCCATCTATGCTGCTCCAATATCTCAAGAACGAGTACACTCAGAAAGAGATACTTGGCTCCCTTGAGAAATATATCGACAACTCTATATCTTTTGAAGATGCAGAGGAATCGGTAGCTCATCTGCACCAGATTGTACTAGACATCGAAGATAAAGTCGAGCTAGAAAGTCCACAAGAAAGTATGCAACGTATTTCCTTGTTCCCGCCGGATGAAGAGTTAGATAAGTACCTGCCCCTCGGCTTAAATGCTGCGTTTGATGATGAATTCAAGTTTTCTCCCCGAGACTTGATTCTTGTCGGTGGCAAACGGGGGTCAGGGAAATCTATCACCTGCTGTAATATTGCTAATACTGTTTACGAAAGTGGAAAGTCTGCGATTTATTTCACTATTGAAATGGATGGTAGAGAGATTTTACAACGATGCTGTTCTATTGCTACTGGAATATCCCACGAGAAAATCCGAAAACGGCAACTCAGTGTACTCGAATGGGAAAAGGTAGCATCTTGGTGGGCCAGCCGTTTTGTACAAGGCGAAGAGAGAATGTTAGAGTACAAAGAACATCGTGACTTTGATAAATTGCATTATGACCTAAAGACTAGCTGCGAGCTCCTCCCGACTCAACAGCTAGATGTAGTTTATGATGCCTCTCTTACGCTTTCAAAGATTCGAGCAGAGCTTGACAAGAAAGTAAAAAGCACGATGGATGTTGGTGTAATTATTGTAGATTATATCAACCAAGTAAAACGCTCTAGTGTCCCTTCTCGTAATGGACAGTACGACTGGACAGAACAGATTGAAGTTAGTAAAGCTCTGAAGTCTATGGCTCAAGAGTATGAAATACCCGTATATAGTCCTTACCAAATTGATGCAACCGGCGAAGCACGCTTCGCAAAAGGCATTCTAGATGCGGCAGACGCTGCATTTACGATTGATACTTGGGATACTGAGGATGCAATTATGACATTTAACTGTACTAAAATGAGAAGCGGTAAGATGGGTACTTTCACTTCTCACATGAACTGGGAAACTCTAAAGATTGGCCCAGAAAGTGCTCTTACACCAAAAGAGAAAGAAGAGACAGAACATAAAACGGGTGAAGATATTAACGACATCTAAAATAATTCTTGACACTCCTGCCGATTTTTGATATAATATACTTTCAAAATTCGCAGGAGTTTTTTATTAATGGGAATGTTTTATGGCTCGATGGCGTACACCGCCTCTGGTAGAAAGAAAAAAGTTATTAGAAGAAAAAAAGTATCACGAAAGACAGGGAGTTCAAATGCCGCTAATCCATCTTACAGACGAGAAACCCCAGACTACCCCTCAGCAACAGATACAACTGGAGTTGCCGCTAGAGTGGAGTCACCACGCTACACCGGAACCCTTGTTAAAGGTATCGGAACCATGCACAAATCAAACGCAATACCAATTATTGACGAAGAACAAATGAAAGATATAGCAAGGATGAGACGATGACTATAGATAAAACAGAATCGCTACTAGATTTGCTAGAAGTAGCTATGTCAGAATGCGATTGGGACAGGGCAGAGATTATGCTTGCCCGCCTATCTAAGTATTATCAGTACTTAGACGAAAAGCAAATAGACTACTATAATCTTTGCCAAGTTATTCTTGAGGAGAGCTTTGTTGAGTATTACGATGAGCCTACAGAGTATGATGAGTGGCAATCCTACGATGCAGACTGTTAATGAACGTACAAGAGTTACTAGAAAATAAACAAGTTCCATTCCTGCCGAAAGGCAAGGACTTTGTCGTATCGTGTCTAAATCCTGAGCACGATGATGGCAACCCCAGTATGCGAGTAGACCAGATTACTGGTATATTTAATTGCTTCTCTTGTGGGTTCAAGGGAAGTCTTTTTGTACATTTTGGAGAAAAGGCAAGTTTTCTACACTTACGCAGAGAACTATTAAAGAAGAAAATTCGTGAAAAGAGAGCTGAAAGTGTGGGCTTGTCTTTTCCCCCAAATGCACTGCCTTATGTTGGAAACTGGAGAGATATTCGACCAGAGACTTATCGCAAGTTTGAAGCGTTTCAAGAACATGATACCTTCATAGGTCGTATTGTATTCCCAGTACGAGACATTTCAGGAAAAATTGTAGCTTTCAATGCTCGCCACATGACTGGTGGGACTCCAAAGTATATGATTAACCCGCCTGGGGCACGGATGCCCCTCTTTCCCTCGAAAGTAGAGCCTATACAGGGTAGTGTTATTCTAGTAGAAGGAATCTACGATATGATAAACCTGCATGATAAAGGACTTACAAATGCAGTATGCTGCTTTGGCACAAGAAATATCAACGAAGATAAACTATCTATTTTACGCCTTCAAGGAGTAGAAGAAGCAATAGTATTTTTCGATGGAGATGAAGCAGGCCAAACAGCAGCAGTAAAAGTAAAGGAACTGTGCGAAAAGACAGATTTACTTACTAGAAATATTAACTTAGAAGGAAAAGACCCTGGGGGCTTGTCCATGTCCCAGGTTGAAAGATTAAAAACAAGACTATACGCATAGGAGTATGCATATGACGAGCCCTAAGGTTGCTCTAATAGAAACCAAACCCAGTAAAACAAACTTTAAACTTGAGTTCGATGGAGCTTTCGAGTTTGACCAGTACCAGTTGTGTTCTGACCCAACTCTGAAGAAAGTATTAAAGAGAGATTGTGACATTGAAATCGACACAGATAGCTATGATTGGATTATTCTAGTTGGCTCTGATGCTCTCAAATACTTTACAAAAATTAATTCTGTCACAGAATATTCTGGAAAGAAGGTAGAAGGAAAGTACTTGCCTGTAATTAACCCAGCTATGCTTGCTTTTAAACCTGAAGCAAGGAATACTTGGGAATCCTCCAAAGAGAGTATTATTTCCTATATTCGTGGAGAAGTGGAAGAGGTTATTATTGATGACACTATTGCATTCGGTATACAAGACACAGAAGAAGCTAAAAAGTTTATTAAAGCTGCGATTAAGCATGACTGTTCATATATTGCTCTCGACTCCGAGACCACAGGACTTTATCCTCGCAACGGCCATATGCTTGGCCTCTCTCTTTCCTACAATGGCGTAACGGGCGCGTATATTGATACTAACTGTTTAGATGCTGACGCAGAGCATTTATTACAGACTCTGTTTGACAAAAAAATAGTAGTATTTCATAATGCTAAATTCGACTTGGCGTTCTTTGAGTATCATTTTAACTTTAAGTTCCCTAGGTTCGAAGACACAATGTTGCTCCATTACCTCATAGACGAGAATCCCGGAGGGCATGGTCTTAAACAGTTATCTCTAAAGTATACTCCTTATGGAGATTACGAAAAGCCAATGTATGATTGGATTGAGCAATACCGTAAGGAACACGGCATCTTGAAAGGAGACTTTCAGTGGGGTTCTATCCCATTTGATGTAATGAAAACATATGCAGCAATGGATGCTGTATGTACTTTTCTTATTTACGAAAAATTCATAAAAATTAAGCAGAATAAGAAACTAGCATGGGTTTACGAAAACATTCTTATCCCAGGTTGTAGATTCTTAACTGATACACAAGATAATGGCGTACCTTTTGATAGTGTGCGGCTATTAAAGTCTCAGTCTCTAATGCAAGAGGATATTGATAGAGCAATTGAAACACTCTATGAAAATCCGAAGATTCGTAAATTTGAAGAAATTCAGGGTAAAGAATTTAACCCGAATAGTACGTTACAACTTCGTAAACTGCTCTTTGATATGCTGGGGCTAAAACCTACTGGTAAAAAGACTGGCACGGGAGCAGACTCTACGGATGCGGAAGTACTAAAAGATTTATCTAGCCAATCCGAAGTACCGGCTCTTATTTTGGATATTCGTCAGAAGTCTAAAATCAAGAACACTTACCTAGATAAAATTATTCCTCAGTTAGACAGGGACCGTCGTCTGAGAACAAACTTTAACCTACATGGCACTACTTCAGGACGGCTCTCTAGTAGTGGTAAGTTAAATATGCAGCAATTGCCTCGTGACAATCCTATTGTTAAAGGGTGCATTCGTGCAGCCCCGGGCAATAAGATTGTGG